CTTAGTTCACGTTGTACTTGGGTCTACCCAGCGGGTGGGGGTGAACCATATCTCAAAGGTAGTCGACCAGATTCGTCTCCGGTAGGTGGGGTTGCGATCATGCCCGATCTGCCTGACTTCGTATCGCCTATTGATAGGAAGCTCTATTCTGGGCGTGCGGGTATGCGCGAGCATAACCTACGTCATAATGTAGTCCCTGTCGCAGATCTTGCGGGGTTACCCACACTGACTACAACCAGCGATCTACGATCTTCCGAGCAGAAGCGTGCATCAGACCAGCACCGGAAACAAGTGGTCATCAACGAAGTCAACAAACACTACAGGTAATTTGCCATGACTGATCCCGATCGTCGCGAAACTATTGAAGCTGCTTTCAAGGACATTGAAGCAGAAGTCATTCCGACAGCAGAAGCTCCTCCAAAAGAGGACGTCGTCGCCGCTCCAGAGGTAGATACACCCGCCCCCGCTGCAAAGGCAGCTGAATCGCCTCCAAAGGTAGTCGCCAAACCAGAACCAGTTGCAGAAGTAGACAAAGAGCCGTCTGCTACTGTTGAGCGCCCACCGCAAGCATGGAAGGCACCACTGAAAGCCAAGTGGGACAAGCTCGACCCAGACATACGGCAAGAAGTACTGCGTCGAGAACGCGAGACCACAACTGTCCTGAACGAGACTGCGCGAGCTCGTCAGTTCGAGCAGCAGTTCACCTCTGTTATCCAGCCGTACATGGCTCGGATCAACTCGCTCAACGCTCATCCACTTGTGGCAGTAGGAGAATTGCTAAAAGCTGACCACATTCTCTCAACTGCCGCCCCCACCGCAAAGGCTCAGTATCTGGCAAAGCTCATTTCAGACTATGGGGTTGATATCCCGACGCTTGATCAAGTGTTGTCTGGTAAAACTCCAGCAGATCCGGTTGACTCACGAGTAGAGCGTCTTTTACAAGAACGCTTGGCTCCGTTCCAGTCCTACATGCAACAGCAAGAGCAACGATCTGCGCAAGAGCGGCAACAACAAGCTCAGCATGCTGCTACAACGGTTGAGCAGATGTCGCAAGATCCCAAGTATCCGTACTTCGAACAGGTACGTGAAACCATGGCTGATTTAATCGAATTTTCGGCTCAAAAAGGGCAAACGTTAGGAATCGAAGCAGCTTATAATCGTGCTATCGCGTTGGACCCAGCACTCAGCAACGAGGTTAGTACTAACACAGCAAACCAGGCCGCGGCAGCCAAAGTTCTAGCAGATGCAGCTAGAGCTAAGAAAGCCCTCAATGCGTCTGGTTCTGTTTCAGGAAACCCTGGTGGCACAGTTTCGCAGGTTCCAAACGCGGCTGATCGCCGGGCCACTATTGAGGCGGCATTTAGTTCAGTCACAGACAGGTAATACCTCAGTCGAAGCTGTACTAGATGCCCTGATAAGTCAGGTTTACCGATGACTGTGCAGATAGTCACTCACCTCATCTACCGGAGTCAAACATGTCCTTTGCTAACGCAGCGATCAGCGATGTGATCGCAACCTCAATCCAGTCGCGTACCGGCATCATTGCCGACAACGTCACCAGCAACAACGCGCTTCTCATGAAGGTGAAGCAACGCGGGAACATCAAGACGTTCAGCGGCGGCAACACCATCATGCAGGAGCTGTCGTTCAGTTCCAACGGCAACGCCGGTTGGTACTCGGGCTACGAAACCTTGCCAATCGCGGCACAGGACGTCATCAGCTCTGCTGAGTACACCATCAAGCAAGCCGCGTGTCCCATCACCATCAGTGGTCTGGAGCAACTCCAGAACGCGGGCAAGGAACGCATCATCGATTTGCTCGATTCGCGTATGGAGGTGGGCGAATCCTCGATGGCGAACCTCATCGCCAGCGGCCTCTACAGCGACGGCTCCGCAGCAGGCGGTAAGCAGATCGACGGTCTGCTGAAACAAGTCATCAAGGTCCCCACCACAGGCGTCGTGGGTGGCATTGATCGCGCCAACTGGGGCTTCTGGCGCAACCAGGTCTTCGCGGCAGTCGCTACCGGCGGTGGAGCTACTACGGCGGCGAACATTCAGACCTACCTCAACCGGCTGTGGGCGAAACTGGTACGCGGCAACGACCGGCCGGACCTGGTCTTGATGGACAACGTCTACTGGGGCTTCTATATGGCCTCACTGCAAGCCATTCAGCGGTTTGCAGGCACTGAGACGGCCAAACTCGGTTTCGTCAGCGTCAAGTACATGGACGCCGATGTGGTCCTCGACGGCGGCATGCAGATCAACTGGAACAACAGTGGTTCTGGTGGTTCTGCTGGTACGGCACCTTCAGCAGTGCCTGCGTCGCAGCTCTACATGCTGAACACGAAGTACATCTTCTATCGTCCGCATGCGCAACGCAACATGGTGCCGTTGTCGCCTGGTCAGCGCTACTCCGTCAACCAAGACGCCGCGGTGCAGATCTTGGCTTGGGCCGGCAACTTGACCTCCAGTGGCCTGCAGTTCCAAGGCACGATGTTCGAATCCTGATCAACGGAAGTCGCCAGGGCCTAACCGCTGGACGTAACTTACAGCCGACTTCCACCCCCTATCACAACTCAGGAGAAACACATGTCAAATGGAAATGCAAGTGCGGCAATCGGGTTGGCGAACACCAACAAGATTCCGATGATCGGCGGGTACATCCGTGATGAAACAGCACCAGGCCCTACTGCTGAGGGTCCATACATGGGCGTAATTGGTACGCAGTACTTCGATCGAAACCCGGTGGACGAGTGGGACTTTGCAGCAGCAGGTGGCTTCGTACTTCCAGGTACGAGTGGTGCGGCAACGGGCAAGAACGCGAGGTTGACTTGGACCTCCGCATCACCAATGACGGTCGCAGTAGACGGGCTTTGCTCGGTGTCTGCGGGTGGGGTCATTACGGCAACGGTGACGACGGGTCTTTACAAGACCTACATCCCCGCAGGTACGATTGTCCCAGCAGGTGCTTATCTCTGGGCATTCTTGGTCTGAGTTTAGCTCATGAGCTTGCCGCTCACTGATGCTCTGGGGCGTGTCTATGTAACGCCACTAGGCACGCCCGTTTCCTGGGAAGCAGGCGTTGGGTACGATGCCTCTGCACGGATGTGCACTACAGTCATCACCGATGCCAATGACAAATACAACGGCGGTTGGCGTATGGACGCAGTTGGTCGTGTAGTGGTTGCTGCTGCAGACATGCCGAACGCTGTGTTCAATGGTGGTCTACCTTTTTACCTTAGCGGAACCATGATGCGTCAGACCGACGTTGTCCCTGCAGCGGACGATCCCTATGTTCGAGGAATCCGCGTGGGACCAACTGGTGGCGTATACATGACTACTGCAGCCATTCCAACAAACCTGAAAGGATTTAGTTCAGGTTTTTCGACGGGGTTCAAATGACACGCAGAACTATTACAGAGCTGTACGCTCAAGCGGCATCATCTTTTCCTGATAACGTAGCAGGGTCAATTACGCCTGCATTGCTCCGGGCGTTCTGTCAGGACTTCCTCGACACCATACGCCCAAGCTATGGGGCGATGTCCATTACGACGCCTTCAATCAAAGCCCTTACCACAGTGGACGCGTCGTTCACGTGGGAAACGGTAGTTCAAGCTCAGGCGCCAGACTATACCTGTACGCTCGCATCAGGGCTCGTCACTAGAGCAGGCGGTCCAGCATCGGCACAGATTGATTTCTCAATCGATTGCCAAGCACTAAACAATTCAGTGGTTACATTCACGCTTTACGTGGATGGGCTAGCCACTCCTTGGGCTACTAGCAACACTTCAACAAGTTCAGCAGACATCCAATCCTTTGCGTTTACTGCAGTCAACTACTCGGTGAATCTTGCGCCGACGTACCAAATTCGAGCAAAGATCACCACCCCTGGTAATGTGACTTTGTCGAATGGTATTCTGGTTGTCCAGAATATCCCCGTTAACACCAACTAAGGAACATGAGTATGTCCACCGAAACCATCGACTTCGACATGAATTTCCAGGATGATCAGCAAGATGAGGCTGACAAGAAGTTGTTTGTCCAGTTCTTCTCTGAGGCTGTTCAAAACGAGTTCAAGAGCATCGAAGCAGGGCGACCAATCTTTGACGATGTGGACATGATCCGCATCATGTACCCTGGCCAGCGTGATACCACTGTGGGCATCGCCCATGCTGGCTACCAAGATCGCTTCCCGAAGCAGTGGGCCCAGTACAAACGGAAGCAAACCCAAACGATCACTGGCACCCCACTCGGCGTGGTTACTTGGCTGTCCAAAGGTCAAGTAGCAGAGCTCAACTACATGAATATCCATTCAGTTGAGCAACTGGCAGGTATGCCAGACAGCGTCGCTCAGAAGTTCATGAACCATCACCAGTTGAAGGCACAGGCTCAGAGCTATCTCGACGCAGCAGCTGGTTCCGCCCCCCTTCTGAAAATGCAGGCAGAACTCACTAAGCGCGACGAGCAAATCGCCGAGCTGCGAGCTTCTGTTGCGGCTTTGGTTGCCGCTAATGCCGCCGAGAAAGCTGCGAAGACTCCACTCAAAGGCTAAGCTATGGCTTACTGGACTGCACTGCAGATCCTAACCCAGGTGTCTGGGGAGCTCGGTCTACCTCGTCCGACAACTATTACTGGGCTGACAGATGTAATATCTGTCCAACAGTTATCGATGTTGAACTCGAGCGGGAACGAGCTCCTAACCTATTACAACTGGGAACAGTCGCTCAAAGAGTACGCGTTTTCCACTGTGCTAAACCAGGAGGAGTATCCACTTCCTGTTGATCTGTGCTACTTTACCGATCAAACTCAGTGGGATCGTACCAATCACTGGCCTCTACTTGGTCCGAAGTCAGCTCAAGAATGGGCTTGGCTTAAGGGTGCATTAGTCGCTGCCCTCCCGCGTCAGCGCTATCGGATCATGAATGACAAGTTGCTTATCTGGCCAAAGTCGTCAGGTGTTAACAGCATATCGATGGAGTATATCAGCAAGTATTGGGTGAGCAATGCAGCTCCGCCAGCCAATGCAGATATGGTTACTCGCGATAGTGACGTTGTTCGGTTTGATCCTTGGTTGATGATCAAGTTTATCAAATTCAAGTTTCTCGAACAGAAGGGCTTTCCGACTAAAGGTGTGCAGGCAGATTTTGTGCGCATCTTCAACGCACTAACTGGCAAAGATAGTGGAGCGCCTATTCTGTCACTCTCACCTGTTGATACTTCACCGTACCTTGGTCCGAGGTCCGTACAAGATGGTTCTTGGAACGTAGGCACTGGTAGCAGTGCTACTAGCGGCTAACCATGTTTTTCCAAGATGCCACCGCGCAAGAACTGAGTGTTACTTCAGTTCCAGCCCCTATAGGGGGTTTGAATGCGCGTGACTCATTAGTTGCTATGCCTGCAACTGATGCGATACGCCTTACTAACTTCTGGCCTCAATCTTACGGCGTAACAGTTCGTAAAGGTTACAAGAAACATGCAACTGGCATGGTTGACAAGCTGGGGACTGTAGGGCAATGGTCTAGTACAACTGGCTTTCAGAAAATGTTTGCTTGGGCAGGAACTAGTGTTTGGGACATTACCACTCCGGGTCCAGTGGGTGTTCCACTTATCACCGACCTCTCAAATTCTCGGTGGGACTTAGTTTCTTTGGTGAATGCCTCAGGTTCGCATTTGCTTGGCGTCAATGGCGCTGATGATGGTTTTGCATACGATGAATCTGGACTACATGTTCTTGTTGCAGGCGATGGGACTACAGCCTACACCTGGAGTGGAATTGACCCCAAGAACGCAACCAATATCGAGATACACCAACGTAGACTCTGGGCTGTTGAGAAGGACAGTTCCGTTGGCTGGTATCTCCCCCCTGACGCGATTTACGGGGTATTCGAGTCATTTGACTTTGGTCCATTGTTCTTCAGTGGCGGGTATCTCGAATATTTGTCTACATGGACTCTTGACGATGGTAACGGTGCAGAAGACCATTTAGTAGCTGTTTCAAACAACGGTGTCGCAGCTGTTTATGGTGGTACTGATCCAAGTGATGATACTAAATGGCATCTGGTAGGAGTTTACAACATAGGGCAACCTGTACGTGGTAGACGTGCACTTGCTAAAGTTGGTGGAGACTTGTACATACTTACTACACAAGGTGTAGTAAGCATGGTGAACATGCTGTCGTCTACCAAAGTTAATGAAGCTGCAGCCAGATTCAAGACTGACAAAGTCCAATTTCTCCTTTCTGAACTAGTGAATAACTACTCTGATGAAGAAGATTGGCAACTCATATACGTACCGTCAATCAACATGCTTGTTGTAAATGTCCCAACCGGCATTTACGCTAGCAATCAGCAGCTTGTCAGTAACCAGATAACTGAAGCTTGGGCCATGTTTAATGGCATGGACGCAGCAGTTTGGACTACTGTAAGTGCTCAACCCTTCTTTGGCGATTACGCAGGTACTGTTTACAAGGCTTGGACTGGCGGTTTAGATAACATTGAGCTTGATGATACGGGTGGCACGAGTATTACTACGGAAGTACAACAAGCTTACAACTACTTTGGTTCACCAGGCTCTCAAAAGCAAATTGGTTTGTATCGAGTTAACTGGGTCTCTAGCCAACCTGTAGCATACAACAGTGCTATTCTGTATGACTTTGGATCTAAGACATTAATTACTCCAGATGCAATTCCACGTTCTGTTGGAGCTCTTTGGAACGTCGCTCTTTGGGGGGTCGATACTTGGGGCGGTGGATCATCTACCGAACGTAATTGGAGTGGTGCAGAAGGCATGGGCGTAGCTGCTTCGATTCTTATCAAGAGTCGTTCTAATGCTGATGCTATGTGGGTTACTACTGATTACAGCTTTGTTAATGGTGGCTTGTTGTGATCTCTACGGAGAACCAAAGTGAGTTATCAACATGGTTATGCGAAAGAATCGGGCTGGTGGCTAGTCCTGCTTTGCGCTGCATCGGTGTTCTTAGGAATGGCACTATCGTGGGGTGCGTTGGTTTCGATCAGCACAACGGCGCGAGTTTGGTCATGCATTGCGCAGGGGAACCCGGGTGGTTGACACGCGAGTTAATTGGAGTCGTATTCCAGTACGCCTTCAATGTATGCAAAGTTAAGATGGTTATTGGACTAGTGCCGTCGGGCAACAAAGACGCGCTACGGTTCAATACCCATCTTGGTTTTAAGACAAGACTGGTACTCGAAGATGCCCACCCTGACGGCGCGTTGGTTCTTATGACAATGCTGCGCAGGGAGTGTCGCTACATCTACAGAGGCGAACATGGGCAAGAAATCAGCACCTCCCCCCGCACCGGATTACACAGCACTTGCGAAGCAGACTGCTGCAGACCAGCAGAAGCAGCTAGCGCTTCAAACGGAAGCCAACAGGCCGAACCGTGAAACTGCCTATGGCAGCGAGCGCTGGACTCAAGATCCTGGTGGAAACTGGACTCAGACTACTACTCTGAACCCAGCCGAGCAAGCGCAGCTCGATGCCAATCGAGGCATACAGAAGGGTCTGACGGATACAGCTAGCGGACTGCTCGGTCAAGCGCAGGGTTCGCTCCAGAATCCCCTGACAACTGCAGGCTTACCTGCTTGGCAGGGCTACGACACGTCCAAGTTAGCTCAAGTTGATCCCAATGCCATTACCCAAGGCCTTCCTGCTATGGGCACTGGGCCTACGGGAGGAGCACTTGCAACTGTGCCACAAGGTGGTCAGTTCGGCATGGACCCGTCGGGTAATAACCAAGCTATCCAAGATGCTTGGATGTCGCGTATCGCCCCCCAACGTCAGCTTCAACGTGGTAGTGAGATCAACAGACTGAAGCAGCAAGGCATCACTGAGAATTCGGATGCCTGGACACGCGCCCTGCGGCGGTTGGACGAGGGCGACACAGATGCGCAGAACCAGGCCCTCATTCATGGCAAGCAGGAGTACGGCAACGAGTTCCAGCGTGGCTTAGCTGGTAATGCCCAGAACTTTGGCCAGAACATGGCTACAGCTGGGATGACGAACCAGGAACAAGCCCAGAAGTTTGCTCAAGATATGGCGGGTGCTGACTTCGCCAATCAGTCGAACCAACAGCAGTTCGGGCAGAACACCCAGTTGCAGGCTATGCTCGCCTCTCTACGCGGACAGCAGTTCGGAGAGCAAGGAGCTCAGGCAGCGCTCGCAGGTAATCAACGTGGAGCGATGCTGACCGAGCAACAAGCTCTGAGACAGTCCCCACTCAATGACCTCCGGTCACTCATGGGTGCCAATCCGAACAATCCGGCTTTTGCTCAGTTCACCAACGCTGGTCTCGGTCAAGGCGTTGACTACTCTGGCGCTGGTAAGGACCAGTACGCAGCACTGATGGCTGATTACAACGCCAAGCAGAAGAAGCAGAGCGACATGCTGGGCGGCTTGATGTCTATGGGTGGCATGGCTCTTGGAGGCCCGATGGGTGGCGCTCTTGGAGGTATGCTTGCCAGTAAGATGGGAGGGGCAATGTAATGAACTTCGATGCACCTACTGAGGTCGGCCCACAAGGGTACGACTTCGCCCCCATCACTGCTAAGCTTAAGCAGCAACGCGCTTTGGCGGACATGCTCCGCAAGCAGAACTATGCTGAGCAACCAGAAGGGTCAATGGTTGGCAACCGCTATGTCGCGCCGAGCATCACCCAGCGTCTGGCCCCCATCATAGGGGCTTTGGGTTCTGCTTACTCACAGAACCAAGCAAATACTGGCGAACAAGATTTCGCACGGCAAACTGGTGCTGCTGCTAGAGCGTGGCAAGGTGGTCTTCCGCAAGCAACCGCCCCCACTCAGGACCCGCCACAAGATATCGGCGGGAACATGATCCAAGGCCCAGTTATGCCCGGTTCTATGCCTTCGCGTGCTTCCGTTCTTCAAGCAACTATGCGCGGATTGCAGATTCCCGGCAACGAGAATGCTGCGATGCTGTGGAATAAGGGCATGGGTGAAGAAATCACCCGCGAGGATACTCAAGCAGCTCGTAAGGAGGATACTGCTGCTAGACTGGAAGAACATAACCAAACTCGTATGGCTCAGTTGCAATTCCAAAGAGAGCAGCTTGAAGCGCAAATGCAGGACAAGAATCAGAGTCGCGAGCAGCTGGCAGCATACCAGAAGATGCATGATGCAACCTTACGTGCTATTGCAGCAGGTGTTGCAGCATCACAGAAGTATGCCGCAGATGCGGCACATTCTGGAGTACTGGTAGAGAACTCCAGAGAAGCACGTAGTCAGCTTCAGCATCTTTCAACTCGAGCTGAGAATACTGTACCTGCAGTAGCCCTTGCCCAGAAGATTCAAGACATGATGGATGGATACGGGGAGAAAAGTATTCCTGGTATCGGCATGATAACGGGTACTAAGTATGCTACACCATTTCAGGGTCTTGAAGCTACCAAGAACAAACAGCTACTCACGATGTTTGCAAACGCAGTTATGCGCGACCAAGCCGGTCTCTCTCAAACAATGTCTGAGGCTGAACGAGTTGAACTGGAGCTGATGCGGAATGGTACGTTCCGCGAGAAACAATTCAAAGCTATCTGGCCTCAGATTGTTGAGAAAGTCAATGCACATTCTGGCGGTATGCGGGCTGGCTTTGATCCAATGGTCGTAGAAACCTTCAACAAGCGTACTGGTGGTCATGGTATAAACCCTGTTCGCTCCAAACCAAAGGGTCTCACACCTGAGGAACAAGCTGAGCTTGACAGCTTGCGGAAAGGCCCATGATGGATCCTCGCGAAGAACTGGAAATGCTACGTGCCAAAAAGGCACGTAGGGCAGAGCTCGAAGCAAGGGCTGGCGGAGCTATGCAACCCGCTTCGACAGCAACTGTCCCCCCACCCGCAGAAGAAGACCAGTCTGTTGCAGGTGGCAACTTCAGTCTACCAAATGTTATGTCTGGCATTAAGGACTTCGGTGGCGGTTTGAACGCGGCATGGAACAGTAGTGCACGTGGTTTAGCTGGAATGCTTCCTGATTCTGTCCGGCGTGTTGCTGATAAGCTTGATGAACTTACTGTTGGCAAAGCCACAGAAGAAAACTCGGTACCACCAGATTCAGCAATGGGTACTGCTGGTAATCTGACTGGTCATGTCGGGTTAACTCTAGCCCCTGGTGCAGGGGTACTCAAGGCCGCTAATCTGGTAGACAAAGGCCTAAAGCTTACTCGAGTAGCTAAGCTTGCTACTCCTGCTGTGATTGGTACTGATCTAGCCGGTAATGCAGCAATCTCAGCTGCAATGGAGCCTGGTAATCGAGAGGATGCAGCACTTTGGGGTGCTGGTGGTGCTGGTGCAGGTCGTGTTGTTGGACGTGTACTGGGGGGCGGATTACGTGAGAGCGTTTCTCCTCAAGCTAAGACTTTGATTGACGCTGGTGTGGATATTACACCTGGACAAGCCGTGTCTGGTCCACAAGCTAGCACTATGGCTCGTCTTCTTCGAGGTACTGAGGACAAGCTTACCTCAGTCCCAATTCTTGGCGATGTCATCAAGCGTGGCAAAGCTGATGCTATGGAGTCCTTCAATCTTGAGAAGATTAACGCGGCATTAGCCCCTACTGGTAAGCGCGTCAAAGTTGGTGGGGTTGAAGGATTGGCTGAAGCAAAAGCAGCCGCTTCTAGTCATTATGACACCAGTCTACCTTACATCAAGGTAGAGCCAACTAAAGCTCTACGAAACATCGAAGACGCAATAGACGCAGCTAAGAAGGATGTTCCATTCTTCGATAGCACACATCAAGCAAAGATAGACGATTATGTAGATCGTTTTGTTAAGCCGCTATTCGAAGACGCTGCAAATAAGGGCGTTGAAATCAGTGGTCAAGTGGCAAAGAAGCTTGATTCTGACATCGGAGACCTTGCTCGCAAGTTTTCTACTGGTGGTCTAGGACACGAACCAATAGGAGATGCGCTTTTCAAAGTTCAAGAAGCACTACGTACTTCTATGCGCGGCACTACATCAGGATCACGACAAGCACTCAGAGAAGCTGATGCTGCATTTGCGAAGTTACTGCCCATACAAGAAGCAGGGCGTAGAACTGCTTCTGGTTTCTTCACCCCACGTCAACTAGCAGAGCAACTGCATAGAGCAGGGTCTAAGGTTGACGATGTGACAAATGCGGCAAAGCAAATCCTCCCCGACACAGTCGCAGATACTGGCACTGCTGGTCGTGGTATACTTGCTCACTTGCTTCGACCTACTGGTGCGGGAGCAGGTGTTGCTGCTGGATCAGCATTGGCTGGTTTTGGCGCACCAGCAGTTGCTGCAGCGGCAGCGGCAGCGTTGTATAGTAAAACTGGCTTGAAAGCTGCTACGCAGGGTGTACATCCAGTAATAGAAGCCTTGCGCAACAGGATGGGCGCTGGACGTATTGCTGGTAAAGCTGGGCCTATGAAGCCTACGCAGTACAACCCACAAGAGATAGAGGATATTATCCGCAATCTCTCTGGTCGCACTATTACTGCCGCTAATTTGGAGTAATGACATGCCGCGCGACAGTTCAGGTAATTATTCCTTGCCGGCTGAGAA